CAGCCGCTTCAAGAGTAGCCTCGTTCCCTACGTCCTCTTCCACTACCAAAGTAGTTGCATTTACAGCTTCCGCTTTGAGATAATAAGGATCAGCTCCAGCGGCATTGTCGAGAATCAAAGTGTCGCCAACTTCGAATCCCATTTCGATGAATGAACCACCTCCTGCTAAAGTGAACGTTCTTGTTGCGACAGTGTACGAAAGATTAGTTCCATTAGTGTTGCCTGTGTGAGCAATAAATAATACAAACGCTCCGCCAGGCATGTAGCTCAAGGAACCAGTAAAGAGCCCATTAGGACTGTCTACTTGAGGATCAGACATAGATCCTACATAGAGGCCAGAGGCCGGGTCTGAAATCAAGTCAGGAGCAGAAAAGTCACAACCTTGCTTTACATAGAGCCTTACATCTGCAAGCTTGGTAGAGTTTATCGCTGCGTCTCTGAACTCTTCCAGAGACGAATCTCCTGGAATAAAATTATAGTTTACCGAAGTCTCTTCGTAGGTTCCACCAGAGGGAACTACTAGAGCGATTCTCCGGCCCATTTCTGCTACTGTCTGCGTCTCCATTGTGAATCCGAGACAAAGACCCATTCCTTGCAGTCCTCGAATCGTTTTCTCATTGGATTTGCGAGCATGAAGCACGACAGCGGCGTTTTGTGCGAGCACAAAGTTTACCGGGTTAGTCTTTAAAGCCATGCTTTCCTCCTAATTGGAATCATTTTGTCCGTAAAAATACTTGTACGGAACATTTAAAACGTGCTTGTAAAATGGGGCATCATTTTCAACGCCAACGGATCTTAGTTCTCTCTCATCAAAAGTGATGCCGTCGATACTGTCATTAAAAATAGTATCTAACGAAGATGCAATTTGCCGAGCTTTCTGTGTGCCTTTTCCTACGTAAGTAAAGATCTCTATAGTCAATAGGCCAGACATTAAGCTTGGCGCTCCCATACCCATTTCAAGAGGTTCAGAAGTTAAGTCTCCTGAATCCAGAATTGAAATGTGCTCTTCATCTTCTTTTGTTAAGAAAGTGTTTTCAAACCGCACAGGAACATCGCTAAAGTTGCTTGATATAAACACTTCTATCGTTCTTCTCAATTCAGTATAATCAATCATAACTTAGTCCTGTTCAGTTTTCTTAATCTTGCTTCTAGGTCATTCTCGAAAAACACGGTGGCTTTTGCGAGCATGTTTCCTGGAGACAAGTCTTCCGCCAATGATGCGTACGGCATATTGTTGTAAAGATAAATTCTTTTGTCGTAACGGATTCTAAAATTGAACTTTGGCACATTAGGCCTAGGCCTATTTAAGCGCTTAGGAACATAAGAGCTTCTTCTATCTGTAGAAAGCTTCCAGTTGAACCGCATAGCTCCAGTAGTTACGTGAGAATCGTTAGCAGCAACCGCGGTCTTCCAAGCGCCTTTCGCTGACGCAGTAATCTCTCTACTGGCCAGGGCTCCAAACTTCTTAAACTCCTGGTCTACTTGTCTTGAAAAACTAAGCGCCATCGGGAGTTCTCGTTACGTGCAAAAAGTACGCCGCGCCGTATTGATCCGGCTCGACTAACACTATTCTGTGCCTAGTTCCTTCTGGAAAAACAACCGCTCCTCCAGCTTCTGGCACTACTTCTTCAAGATCAATTCCTGCCATTACTACGATACAAGTGTCTTCAGAGTATGACATTGTCGCCTTTTTCTCTGTTGAGATATTGTATCTGGCCGCAGGAATCGTTTTAGGGGTTTCTGGACTTGTCACGCTGCCGTCATTAGGGTCATAGCTTTCAGAAGAAGGAAACAAATAGGTGTATTCTCCAGAGTAGAATTCATCTATAAGCTCTTTTGCAGCTTCTTTAAATTCATCAGCTAAGCTCATGTTCTCACCAATGAGATTGATCCGCCCATAAACGACATTTCGCAATAAACTTGCATTAACGCATCAGGATAACCTGTGTGTCTCGCTGTTCCTATTCCTTTTTGAGCTCCTCCTTGGTAATACTCTACAGACTTTTCTAGCTCTCCCAGCTTCTTTCGCTCTAAGCGAAGATTTCCTTTAGCTGGATCGTCGTTTGCAGGATCGCCAAAAAGATTGTTTTTAGAAGAGGCGTAAGCATACCAAGCTACCGCTTCTTTAATCAAGTCTGGGATTGCTTCTTCTTCTACTTCTTCTGTTGCAGAATCGTCTTCCCAGACAACTTCTTCAGAACACGTCCATTGAGTTTGCGCGTATACACTAGCTTTTGCAATGTGCCCTTCTTTTTCTGCCTCGCTAAGTGCCAGCCAAGACGTCTTGTCTGATAGAAAGCTGTCAGACTCTGCAGGCGTAATCACAGCAGTGTTCATTACTTCTCCAGTTCCTGGCGCACATAGCTACGCTTGAATCTTTCGCCACGAGGCTTGCCGATTCTTTCGTAACCTTCTCTTGCCATCTTATTAAGACTGTTAAGATCGAGCGCCATTTCTTTCTTAACAGTCTTCTTTTTCTTAGTCTCCGCCATGGTCTGCCTTATTAGTTATGCAGCAGAAAAGCAATACCAACTTGCTTACGATCTACTACACGGTCCCAACAAGCAGCTGCTGCCAATTCTGCTAGCGTCGCGCTGTTTCCTGCAATTCCTGCGTCAAGACACTGAAATCCATAAGGGTGAATTACAATATTCTCACGTGTATGGAGAATGTCTTGTCCAGCACCATTACCAGCACTCTCTACGCGCTCAACTTCTGAAGGAACAGACAGGCGTCCATAACCAAGAGAAAAAGCGCCTGGAGAGAACAGCATGGTTGTATACTGAGGAGTATTGCTTCCTGCAGTAACAGTCAGAGAATCGTCAACAACGAGACGATATCCAAGATAAGTAGGAATAGTTACTTCTCCTCTTGCGTCCGGGATATAGTCGACGAGATTCTGCTTTTGCAACGTGGTGTAAGTAACAGAATGGACTCCAAGAGTAGTCAGCGCTTCTGCATGATCGCCCATGGTTTGCTTGGCGTCCAGCACCGCCTCCGCGCTAATGTAGTTTGTAGAAGCAGGAGACGCAACGTCAGAATAAATACTTACGAACATGTCATCGGAGTCGTTAGCGTCGTTGTCCGCCAGAATACCGTTACACGCCGCGATAAGCCGCTTCTCATTGACAGTCGCCCAATAAGCAGCTACCCTGTTCACAATCGCTGCCATAGGATCTTGAAGCGATAGATCCCGAGCAAGATTCATCGTGGACCAAGACCTGTGAAGATTGGCAGAATACCAAATCTGCTTCTTAGCAGAAATCTTGCCAGGAGTTGCAAGGTTTGCCGGATTGTCCGACATGATATTAGGATCAGCAGAAGTGTCAAGAGGAGCGAAGAACGGCATTTCACCCGTTCGTCCTCCAGTTTGCGCCATCTCAGTCAGCGCTGGATCTTCTACGAGGATTCCGCTTTGAATGAAGCGATTAAGCTCCGTCTGTGCTTCTTGTACCGCCCCATTAAATGTAAGCGGCTCGTATACGTCAGTTATTCTTGTTTCAGCCATTTGAGTTCTCCTTTAGTGACAATAAAATAGGGGCAAGTACCCCTTTTTAAGAGAGATACTGCCCCTAGCAGAACGTCTTGCAGGCTCTGCCTACAAAACTTATCTCGCGCTACTTTTAGACGCTATCTAAAAGCCGCTTAACTATACTTTTCTTTCAATCTATTAAAACGCTCTGGATCACCTTTAGCGATCTTGCCTTGTTCCGTCAAGTTGTAACTCTCGCTCTTCTTGTCGAAGAACTTCTCAGCGGCATCAACTCTTCCTTCTGCTGAGCCGTTGCCTCCTCCGCCAGAATTTCCGCTATTCACAAAGTGCTTTCCTACGTCAGAAGCTGTCCAACTCTTGACAAAATCTGACACTGGATTTTCACCTGCCATGACAGAATCGTCGTCTGTAATTGAAACTTCGCTTAGTAGAGTATTTACAGCAACGTCCATTAGTTCAGGGATTACTCCGCTTTCTGCCAAAGACGTTGTAAGCGCATTTTTCTTTTTGGTGGTCTTCAGTGCAGAGACTAACTCATGATTTTTGCTTTCTAAATCTTTGATCACTTTAGCGCTCTGCTCCTTCTGTGTCTCGTACATTTTCTTGTATTCACCGTCTTTTTCAAGCTTTTCGTTCTTAAGCTTGGAAAGCTCTTCGGAAGCAGCGTTCAGTGCTTCAAGATCTACATCAGAAAACTTAGAAAGCTTTTCTTGCGCGGTTTTGACTTCCCTAAGAAGCTCTTTGTTCTTAGCTAGAAGTCCTTCTGTTGCAGCTTTGACTGCCTCATCAATTTCTGACATTTCCTTCTCCTGTGGTGTGGTGGTTTATCTTCTTCCTTCTACTTGCGCTGGCGTCGCTGCGTCTTGTCCTTCATTTTGCTTAGAGTCAGGGTTTTCCGTAAATTTAGTCGTATACTTAGCTGAACTTTCAGCTAATCTGTCAGCAAGCTCCACCTCTTTGTCCATCCTGTCTTTGGCTTCTTTCTCTATGTCAGCAAGCTCGTCTTCAAGCTGTCTGTCGCCATCAATGATCTCGCCTTTCTTAAGAAGTTCAAACAAAGTTCGCTTGCTGAAGCCTTCCTTAATCACAGCAGACACATAAGCAGAAACATCTGCTCCGCTTAGCGTCATCGGCATGAAGTCTGAATTTATTTCTAAAAGGACTTTATCTTCTGTATATCCTGCCCATTCGCAAGCCCAATTGATTACTCTGGTCATTTCTTCGCTTAAGCCTTTGACCATTGCAGAAAGGCTTGCGGTTTCAGATACGCTTCTGATACTAGAAGAAGTAGCCGATTCGTCGTAAGCGCTCTTAGGCACTAGAATTTGAGAAGCAAGAAGAACAATATTAGCAAAAGTGTCTTGCATAGAAGCTGCAACTTGCCCAAGTCCTTTGCCTGTGAATTCCAACATTCCACAAGTAGCTCCTATTGGGAGCATCCAAAGCTTTTGAGGACCAATAGTCTTAGGCGCGTTTGGATCTTTAGGATCTACTCCTACCACCCAAGGAGTAGGCAATGCGGTATAGTGAAGTCCGTGCTGATAATCTGCATCTTTCATGTACCAATGAAAGTTCTGCTCTACTAATGGAAGAGCAGCCGGAGATTTCACTTTAATTCCTCCATGAATTTCAAAAGGAATGTAATTCAGCGGTTTGTTGTTTTTTAACGGAGTCTTAATTTCTACAAGCTCTTTGTTGTGATTGTAGACCTCTTGCAAGTAGGCGCCGTTTTCTAACTTAAGTACTCTGTAACGATTCTTATACTCGTGCGTAAACTCGTCGTTAGAGACGTCTTCCGCTTCTTTTAGTACAACAAGACTAAGCACAGTAAGGTTGTTCTTTGTTTCTGTCTTCCAATTTATAATAGACGAATGATCGTAGAAGGCCAACCTTGGGCGAACATTGTTCTTTTCTGCGTCTGCTTTGGACTGATTAGGATCTGAAGGAGGATATTCTACTAATGTTCCGGCTCGTCTGTACCTTAAGAACGTCTCTACCAAATTAGAAACATATACGTCAATCGTCGAACCTTTGCTGTCGATATTCTGCAGAAATTCATGATTTCTATCAAGCCCTTCTATGATTATGGGCTTTCGCATTGTCATTCCCTGAAAAGTTTCCAGAGCATGTCTAGCGAACATAGGAAATTCGGCTCTTTTGGTGTACGCTTTATACTGAGCGTCGTCCATTTCGTCCAGCCTAGGCAGATACTCTTCTCCTAGGGAATGAACATGAGTCTCAGAAATACAAGCGTCGTGCATCTTTTGCCAACTAGGAAGCATTGCACGATATTCGGCGTGCTGGTAATCTACATTATTCGACATCTTCTTCCTCTTTTATTGGCAAAGCGTAAAAAGTAGAGTCTATGATTACAGGCTCGTCTATATTTAAAGCGATCGTTACTGATTTTATTTTTTCAGGAAGAACAATGACTTCTCTAAGTTTTTCCAAAACGTCTTCTGAAGACACAAGTTTTGTGGTCTTGGCAATCATAGTCCGCCTACAGAAGTAACGAACATTTTGTTAGGCCTAACAGGAAAATGGTGCTCTAAAGGATAAGTTCCCGCGTCCGTAACATCATCTCCTTTCGTTGCTCCTTTTTCAGGCAATCCATTCCTATCGTACGCCTGTTTGACTAAAGAGTCAGTGAATACTGGACACTTCTCCGTATCTACAAACGCTCGTCTTACTCCATCTGCCGTACAAAAAGCTGCGTTAGCGGAAGTTATTCGATCTTTGATAGGCGGATTATGCGCTCTCTGCACCACTCTCCAACCTTCTCTCTTCATTATAGAAATGTCAGTAATCGTAGCATTCACACTCTTTCTGTTGTCTCCTGTATTGTCAGGATACAAAACACGATCGTCGAATTTCTCTTTAGGAAAACGGTCGTTAAGCGCACGAATCGTATCAGGAGTGTCAAAAGTGTCGATCACTTCATGAGCTGCCACAAACACCTTAAGCGGCTGGCTTGTGGGGTTCTTTTCGTGCTCTGGCTGCAAAATACGCTCAACCCAAGTCACTGCACACCCTCTGCCTACGTTAAAGTCCTGTCCAGTATGTAAAGTTTCGCCAGGTCGAATTTCAGTCGACATGTGGTTGTGTTCAACATCAAAAGAAGCCCAGACACCAAGACTATTCAGATTGACGAACTCTCCTTCTAGATATGCAGAGATCAGTTGAGGAGGATAGGAGGACTTCAAATCATCAATGTAGTCAGCAGGAAGATTTTTTCTGTTAGAGTAAGTACTCATCTGAACGAGCTTGGTGTCTGGAGCCGGGCTTCTTTTGAAAATTTCATACGTCCCACGAAAACCTTCAGGTGTCGTAGTGACGAATATCTGATTCTTCTTGTAAACAAGCTTCCCATTGGACTTTTCCCGATCGACAACCTTCTGTCGACACCTGGCTTTGACCTTCATGAACATAGAAATTGCCTTTTCTGTTGACAATATGTCCATCTCATCCAGGAAAGCGTCTAACACTTCAAAGCCTACCAATCTTTCAGGGTTGTCCATAGACCTGCAGAATATCTTTCCAAAACCTTTCAGGTACACTATGGATTCTGATTTGTTTAACGAATGCTTTAAGCCTATTTTTGGAAGAAAATCGTCCAACTTCGCCCACAAAATGTCTCTAATTAGTGGGATTGTAGGCGCACAATATAAAAAGTCTGCTTCAGGAAACTTTAAAGCGGTGCTTATCAATCTAAACATTGCAAATTCAGTCTTTCCTGCACCAAAACCTGAAACAACCGCAGTTTGCTTGGCGGTAGACATATATGCCTCAGCTTGCGGAGCTGAAAGCTCAATGTTCATCTTCTTCTCTTACAGTAAAGCTTATCGAGACAGGCGTATTTTCAATCGCCGTTTTGTCGCTTACCGCAGAAACTGCCTTCCCGTAGCGCTCAGGAGCAATCTTTTCTAGCAATATAGTTGCTGCGTTCACTTCTGTGTTGCTTTCTGCTTTTTCAATAACGTTGAGAAGGTTTATTATTAGTTTAGACTTGGCGAACAGCTCTGCTTTGACTAGCGCGACAAACCTTTCAAGCGACAATCCTTGTCCTTGCAATGCTTGGTTGAGCACGAAGTTAGAAATTTCAGCATTGTGTGCACTCTCTTCTACAGACAGACCTTTGCCTCTTGAATCCATATACACTTCAATCTCATATGGACCAATGACTTTGTCATAGAAGTTCTGATCGCTGAAGTCCGGGAACATGCTTTTTGCTTGTTCTACCACTTCACTACGAGGCAGTTTCGCTTCTTCTAACAAATGCACAATCTTGTCGTAGTTGGTGCGTATGCTCTTTAAATCTGATTCTTTCATTGTACTACCGTCGATTGCTGGTGCCGTTGTTGTCGATAGTAGGTTGTCGAACGGCTCTTTTATTTTTTCTTGAGGAAATTATTGCATGTTTCTTGATGAAAGTCAAGGGATATTTTGGCCTAGTGAGTGTAGCGTTTAAGGTTTGTTTTGTTTTTAAGGCTTGTTTTGTGGTGGCGGTGGTTGGGGTTAATTTTCAGGTTATGTTTTGTTAGGTGGAGGATTGTCGGGTGACGGGTGGACAAGTGCCGCGCGGCGACGATCGGATCATCCCCCACCATACCCCGAATCCCTAGCGCCTATAGGGTTTGCTGCTCGCCGCTATCCCTTTGTTTGCTATCGTTTGCGGAGCGCAAAATAAAAATCATTAAAAACGAAAAAAAGTTGTTTTTCCGCTTGACATTCGATGCGAGATGAATCAAAATTTTTCTTAACAAGGTTGGATGAGCCAACCGAATTTAACCAAGACCAATCCTGGTCTACTGTCCAAGGAGGACACCATGCAAGAGACTATGACTATCCAAGAAGCCTGTTCCGCAATCGACTACACTCCTGCTGCTGGTTTTGAAGACAAACCAGAGAAAGAGCAATGGGCGATGATTCGTGCCAAGAGGATCGAAAGAGAGAAGAAAGCAGCAGTTGGCACTCTGGGGCTGTTCATCGAAGATGCGATGTTCGATACTCTTCCAAGCGACGTACAAGGCGCGATCAAGAGCCTGGCTGTTAAACGATCAGGCGGTGGAGGTGGCGGTGCACGCAAGAACGTCTTCATGGAAACGTTGAAGGCGAGCCTCAAAGACGTTGGCGATCAAGTATCTGAGCTTGATCTCTTCAAAGCATTGAAGATGGGGCGTGGAGAGATTCGTGCCAAGATTCGCGAGAATCTCAAGAACGCTGATGCCAAAGATCGGTTCTGGGTTGAGCTTGACGAGGAAAACGAAGCCTGGACGCTGATCGGCACTGGTAAGAAGCAGCCCAAAGGATGGATGGGTAATCCGATCGACTAACGGCCATCTGCCAACCACCAACGACCCTGGCTACCATAGCAGGGTCGCAATCAACACAGGAGACCTACTGACATGAAAGCTATCTGCTTATTAGTAATCGCCGCTTGCCTGAGTGCTTGCTTAACTCTGGTTGCTACGCCTAAGAATTCTCTACTGGTGGCCAACTACCACCGATATGCGATCGGCAGTCAACTGCTCGACCTGGAAACTGGAAGATACGTGGATTGCGATACTGACATCGACTGTCAAGAGAAGACTGGCATTAGTTACTAATACTGTTTACTCGCCTACCGACAGTCTCCCCTTAAAAGCACCCCTTTAAAACAATAGCTTATAGGTTTTTAATAGACAATATTAAAAGCTTATAAGCTGTGTTGTTTAAGAGAAACTGTCTCTAAAATCCACGACGTGAGCACTACGCCAACACGACGCCTGCACGACGTTACAAAACACACCTTAAACGCTAGCCAGTCGCCGATCGGTGAAAGTCCACGACGGACACGACGCGTAAAAAGTCGATTTTTCTTTAAAAATACAAAAACGAATCAATCTCATTTTAGGCGTCGTGCGCGTCGTGGAAATCGGCAACCGCCTGTTTTCACTCGTTTTTATTACCTTTTTGTAACGTCGTGCAGGCGTCGTGTAGACGTCGTGGAAATCCGAATCCAGCGTAAACCCTCGGAATCACTCAAAATCCAGTCGCCCGCAAACCCTAGCCAGCGTAGGGATTGCGCCAAGCGTCGTGCGCTTTTAAGCGATTTACAAAATCCTATAATTCCTAGGACTTACGCCCGTCGCCCGCAAACCCTAGCCAGCGTAGGATTTGCGCGAAGTCGCGTCCGCGCGAAAAAATCGCTTGACTTTTCGTTCCAAAATGATCAAAATTTATTTAGAAGTAGGGAAGCACACAACCATCAATCATCAATACAGGAGAACTACTGACATGAGACTATGGCACTACCAATTATTGCCTCAATTGCCCAAGCAATGGCTACAAGGGCAACATAGAGAATGTTGCGCTTTGCGCGGGTTAGGCTGGGGCAAGCCTCACGCAACGGTCGATTACGTATTCAACCACCACTACGAAATGCTTTATCAGTACCACATGGAAGTTATGCGGTACCTAGAATTGCAACATAGCGTATGTTGCGATGTTAAGTGGACCTTCAAGACCTGGCGCGGTCGGGGAATTGGGTACGTGGACGCTAAGAAACTGCCGAACGGCGATCGGCGAATATTCCTCAACTATCCTGAGCACAATCCAGCTTATCTTGAAGAGTGCTTGAGCAATCTGGACGACAAGGGCGTTAGGTTGTATTGTCCTGCGCCAACAATCAATCAAAGGAAAAGCCATGAAGACGTTCGTACTGAGGCTGCACTCACAGCATTTTGTTGAAGAGTGGGAGCACGACACTTGGCAGTCGGCGCTCGACACGTTGAGAGAGTTGTATCCCGGTTTTAAATCGCAAGACGTCTACAGGGTATTGATCACGCGATACGAAACTGATCCTTCTGGGAATCAATCAGCAGTCATCTTGCATGACGAGGAGATTAAAGATGAGACGATATGACGAAGACTTTTCAGACTTTTTCGAGACGGAAGAAGACGACAAGGTATGTGCTAATTGCAAGAACCTTATATATTCTGCTGGAAGTAGGTGGTGCACTGAATACGACTTAAAAATTCAGAGACCTTTAACTACACATTGCGCATGCTTTGAGCCTAGGGAGACAGATTAAGATGAATAAACAACAAAGAGACCTTTACGACCTTAAGCAGAACCAGAGAGTGTGTCAATGTTGTAACGGAACTGGCTTCAAGCCGATCGGCAGTCAGGAAGCAGCAAGCATCGCGCTTGAGAAATTCATGGAAGACATTAAAAAAGGGATAACAATTGAAGAAAAAATCCTGATCATAACTGCCAAACCTATGTCAGGGGATTCTATCCGATCAGTTATGAAAAGACACTGTCCTGACGTTGATTCTGACTTGGTAACGTACAAGCTTATCAACATGCGAGAAGAGGGCCAGCTGACGTACCAGAAACACAGCGATCAGTATAGGAATCCCAAAGTCAAAAAACAACTGTCAATCCTTAACTTACTGAAGAACAATGAACAATATTGATTGGGGGATAACGGCTTGCGTCGCAGCGGCTTACTTCTTATGCAAAGCTGTGTGGTATACCGGACTTTTGATTATTGATATCACATGGGAATTGTGTAAGTTGTTGCATTTTGCCTTTGGGCAAGAGGTTATGGAAGCGCTGCAATCGGCGTTTGAGAACTTTGAAGATTTGCTTAACGACTGGAGGAATAAATGAACACGGCCTTAATTTTGCTTGCTTGCTATTTGTTGATCGGAGTGATCTGCTTTATTCTGTTTGCAGACGACACCGTTGCAACTCCGCTTGACGTTGCGTTGTTTATCTGTTTGTTTCTGTGGCCTGTGATAGTGTACATCACAATGAGAGACATGTTTATAGAGGAGAAAAACAATGACACCAAATAAACTGTACGATTCGCCAACAACAGACGGCATTATATTGCCAACAAGAATAGCAGATCCATTTGACGAGGACTTTGAGCCGCAAATAATGGAAGTGCTAATGAGCTTGCCGATTATCAATCGTTACAATGGCCACACCTCGTTCCCGTATTCAGTAGCACATCACAGTTTGTTGGTTGCCGAAATAGCGAAATACAAGTACGGTTACGACAAGCCTCATGCGCAGTTGATGTTCTTGTTGCATGATGCGGCAGAGGCGTATCTTCAAGACCTTATTAGGCCGCTTAAGCGTTTTAGCACAAATGCTTACCTAGAGGCGGAAGAGCGGATAACGAGAAAGCTTTTCAATGCGATGTTGAGCAAAGGGCAAGCGTTAGATTGGCAATTGCCAAGGTTTCAACACGTCGTCAAAGAGATAGACACTCGACTAGCGTTGACAGAAATCCTGTTCTTTTTTCCAGAACACGAAGACCCTTTGCCAGGATGGGAGCCGTACGACATTGAAATCTTATTCGATTCTTATCATGACATTAGGATAGAGTTGATAACGAAAGTGCAAGCTCTTTTGGAGGCGTTGAGATGAGCGACACTATCGGCAAAAAACATGATAGCGGCAAGCCCAGGTGGTCATTACTGCCGTGGCAGCAGGTCGAACAGGTTGTTGATGTGCTGACCTTTGGCGCAAAAAAATACGAGGAATACAACTGGCAGCGGGTGCCTGACCCGCAAGATAGATATGGATCAGCGGCTATGCGCCATATCTCAGCGTGGATGAGTGGGGAGATATTCGACCCTGAGTCTGGCAAGCATCACCTGTCACACGCTGTCTGTTGTCTTCTTTTTTTGATGTGGTTCGATTGTCAGGTTACGGCTGAATCGTCCCAAAACGGCACCAAGGTTTAACGGTTAGCATGGCACACGTAGGTAGTAGAGAACAATTCGCGCAAAAATAGCGCAGAGAGCAAATGGAGGGTTTATGGACAACCAGCACACTGGATGGATGCCACTGCCAGCCCCGCCAGAGGAGGTGTGAGCATGCCGATTAAACGAGTCACTACAGTTGATGTTACGCCAACACCAAAAGAGCTTGCCGAGTGTTTTTGTCACTTCGGTGCAGATCAACAAGCACTGTTTTTTCATTATATCGCTTATCTTTCGGCTGAGTGGGATGGAGGCTTGCCGAGCCAGCTACAAGCCGTTACTGACAGTCCGAAAATGTCACCATCTGCCCGTGCGGTGATGAGGCTGATTGGCGAGTATGGTGCAGAAGCGTCAGAGGGGGAGTGATATGGCAAAAACGGCATTGATTTTACAATACCCGTTGTTGTGGCCGACTACCAGCCGACGAGGAAATAGGAGATAGAAATGAAGAAAGAAAAACTGCAAGACATCATGCGGTTCTACAAAATTGCCGCACCGATGAGAGGAACTGGAAGAGGTGGTCGAGTGACGAACGACGATCTACAAAGAGCAATAGGAGACTATTTCTACAAGGAAAAGTTTGAGGAAGGTAACAAGTTTTCTGCAGAAGACGCTAGGCACATGAGGCTACGGCGTAGATTTCAGCCCATGAAAGCATACAGGTTTAACAACTTGAAGTCTCACGAGCAAGAGCGATTGTTCGACGATAACAATGGATGGATCGCAGAGAAAAAAGAAGACGGCTGGCGTATGTTGTTGACGCACATTCCCGGCGACAGATTGCATGTGTTTGGTGGCAATCTGAGCACTACGGAGTTTTTGCCTGTAGATTACACGTATCATTTGCCGGCGATGAAATTAGACGTTAGAAATTCGTTTGTGCTAGATTGTGAGGCGATATGTGAAGATCAGGTATTAACACAAGAAGGATTCCCAACCACCAATACTAGAGAAGCTGTTGCAGCGATACTAGGCTCAGGAGCAGAATTGGCTGTAGAGATTCAAAAAGAGGCTATAGTCAAGTTCATCTGCTTCGATGTGTGGCAGCCAGAAGAAAAAACCTTGTCAGCAAGGAAGAAGCTTCTCTCGACGTTAGACTTTGAAGGATTGCCTATTGAGGCAGCCAAGTACCACGCTACGACTAAGAAGCGATTCTTGAATCGTATTTGGAAAGAAGGTGGAGAAGGCGTCATTCTTAAGAACGTATCGGCAGAATATGATTCTGGCGGCCGAAAGAGAACGCATGCAATAAAAGTAAAGAAGAGTGCCAGCGGGTTGATTGGCGACACTATTGATGCTTTCATTACAGGTTTCGTGAGGACTGAAGTACACAGCTTTAACGATCTTATTGGAGGCGTAGAGCTTAGCGTAATGATTGACGGAGAACAACAACCCATCGCTATTGTCAGCAATATGCCAGACTACATGCGTTACAAGCTGACAGAGATAGAAAAAGGTCTTCCTGTTCTCGCAAAAGATGCGTATTTTAAAGTACTAGAGATAGACGGTCAGGAATTCTCAACTCGCAATAGACGATTGATGCACGCCACAGTAGCGTCTTGGGAATTCAGACAAGACAAGAGTCCAGAAGATTGCATAATGGAAGAAGTTGATTTTGGAGGAAAATTCTAATGGCAGGAGATCAGGAGGTTAGAATGCAGACAAAAATAAAGAATCCGTATTACGATAAAGGCGGCATACAAGTGCTTGACGTTATCCGCGCCAAGCTGACGCCAGAGCAATATGAAGGCTATTTGCTTGGCAATGCAATAAAGTACCGTCTTAGGGCCAACTTCAAAGGCGCATTTGATGAGTCCGATGTATTCAAGCTGGAAGATTTGCAAGACGTCTTAAAGAACGCTAAGAAACTAAAAAACAAGGACTAACGCAATGAACATTGCAAATGTGTTTAAGACAATGCCGTACCCGCACCAGCAAGAGTGTTTTGACAAGTTTAAAGACCAACAGTGCTTTGCAATTTTTGCTGAGATGGGGACAGGCAAAAGCAAAATGACAATCGATATTCTAAACTACAACTATTACAGAGGGACTCTTAACAGAGTATTAGTAATAGCACCAGTAGCTGTAGGCCCGCAATGGCATAACGAGCAACTGCCTACGCATTGTTCTGCACCTTACCAGTCTCATGTCTACAGATCAGGGAACACAGCGAAACTTAAAACAGCGCAAGCTAAGTTCTTTGCTGATTGCAAGATGAACGACGACTTGCAAGTATTTATTATTAATTTTGAAGCCTTCGTAAGAGGCAAGGGATATGATTTGGCAATGCGCTTTGCACAGACTTCAAAGCTGCCATTGGCGATTGTAGTTGACGAAGCTTCAAGAATAAAGAATCCAGAAGCGAAAAGCGTAAGGTGGATAAAGAAGCTTAGAGACGCCTACCATGGCGGAGTAAGGATTGTTCTTACAGGAACTCCTTCAGCTAAGTCGCCTGTCGACACTTGGAGCATTTTCGATTTTCTTAAGGCGAACTACATGGGTTGCTCTTACATGGCATTTAAACACTTTCATGAAGTGCAATTCGATAGAAAACTTAAGATAAAAGACCGATTAACAACTATACGCACAACGCTAGATGGACAGGCGTTCATGAAGATAAGAAGTTGGATTAACAACAATTCAAAGACAACACAAAACAAGGAGTATATAAAAAAGAAGTACGGACTTACAGAAGAAGACTACAACATGATTCTTCACAACGACAACTTTGTTCGTTACAAGAACCTTGACAAGCTTCAAGCTAGAATTGCGCCAGACACTTTCTCTGTGTCAAAAGAAGATTGTCTAGAACTTCCAGAGAAAATCTATCAAGTGATAGAGCTAGAAATGAATTCAGAGCAGAAGAAGCAAATAAAGCAGCTTGCGCAATATTCTGCTACTGTTTACGAAGGAGATACGCTAACCATATCTACCAAAGCTTTGCTAGGCTTAAGAGTGTTGCAGATTTGTGGAGGAAATCTTGCAGTACACACAGAGAAAGAAGGAGAGTACAGCACAGTACCAATTAAAGGCAAGAACGCAAAGCTTGATTATATTCTAAGCGACTTAGAAGAGACGCAACAACAGTGTATTGTTTGGGCGTGCTTTAGAGCAGAGATAGACCTGCTACACTTTGAGCTAGGAAAGAAACACTCTGTTGTAGCGATGTCTGGCGACACTCCTAAGCAAATTCGAGCAGCCAACATTGAAAGATTCAAGACTGGCGAAGCAAGAATACTTGTAGCCCATCCAGAGGTTGGAGGGTACGGACTCAACTTGCAAAACGCAGGGCTGCAATACTGGTATAGCCGCTCGTACAGAACTGAATCCCGTTTACAAGCTGAAGACCGATCGCACAGGATTGGAACGGTAAGGTCTCCTATATACAAAGACCTGGTGTACAACAGTGTTTTCGAAAAGAACGTGCTAGACGTGCTTAGAGAAGGCGCAGACATAAACAGCCGATTGGTGAGTGCCAGTCTAAACGACCTTTTTAAGATAGAATAAAAAGCTTGACTTTTTTGAAAAAATTTGTCAAAATGAAGTCTCAACCCAAGGAGGGAATTATGTCACTAGAACACTTGATAGAGCACGAATCAGAAGAAGTTTCAGAAACAACTTTAGAGGCCTTGACAGCTTATGCTGAAGCGTTGGTCGTAAAGCGCGAAGAGCTTGAGGAACTTGAAGCGCTTGTAAAAGAGAAGAAAGCAGAAGTAAATAAGCTAGAGCAAGAACTCTTGCCGGAAGCTATGATATCTCTAGGCATGGCTTCGTTCGAGCTTAGTAGCGGAAAGAAGATTGCTGTAAAGGAAGAGCTTTCTTGTTCTGTAAAGAACTACGAAAAGCTTTACGACTTTCTTGAGCAGCGCGGCGACGATGCGCTAATGAAAACGTCAATCGAAGTTGGCAAGCTTCCGCAAAACATTCTGAATAACGTTTTAAGAGATCTAAAAGAAACGTACGATCTTGACGGAGCGCCCAAGCTGTATATTCATCCATCGACTCTCAAAGCGTATTTCAAGCGGCTTTGCGCGGTCGGCACAGAGAACAATGCAGAGGTTCCCTTGGCCGCTATAGACGATGAGATGATTTCAACGTACACTTACTACAAAGTAAGTGTTAAAAACAAGTAGAGGAGGATAGTAAAATGGCAAAGGCAAAAGAATCTTTAAATTTTGAAGAACTCGCAGCGTCGATGGATTCTCAAGGCTTCGAAGAAGTTGGTCTTGACACCATGGCAATTCCTTTTGTAAGGATTATTCAAGAACTGTCTCCGCAGATGAAGAAGAGCAAGCCTGAATACAATCCTGATGCAGAAGAAGGGATGTTTGTCAATACTGTATCTGGCAAGCTGTTTCCTTCTCCTATTCGAGTAATAATTGGTAAATTTCAACGCACATTTCTTGAGTGGGGAACCACTAGAGGCAAGCTCATGGGCGTACACTCGCCTGAAAGTGTCGAGCTTCGCGGGGATTTGGTTCGCAATGAAAAGAACCAGCTCATGGATCCAAACACAAAACACACCTTTCAAGATTGTTACAGTTACTACTGTATAAATGCAGACGACCTTGAAGAAGGGGTTTTCATAATTTCTTGTACTTCTACTAATATTAAAGAAGCGAAGAAACTCAACCGAAACTTGATGCACACCATGCTGCCCGGCTCTAACAAGAGAGCACTTCCTTACTTCATGGTTTGGGAAGTGTCGACCGTAGATATGGCGAACGACGAAGGCGAATGGAAAGGCATTCACTTCAAGTTTGATAGTTTTGTCACAAAGCCGATGCTCGAAGCCGTTTCCAAGGAAAGAGAGCAAATTCCTAATCGCAACGTTGACTACGCGTTGTTGCCCGAAGATACTTCAGAAGGCTCTTCTTCTGAAAATGTTCCTTACTAATTATAACCTTCTAGGAGAAGACTTGGTGTGCGAAACTTATTGTACCAAGTCTTCTTTTACTAAGGAAAAAGACTCGTATATCTTCATCAAGAAAAATTTTGAAGACAAAGGCTACAGATATGTCAGGGTTGATACTGTCAATCAGATAGGCTTTCCTGACATTCTCCTGTTGAAGAGAGAAATCTACTTGTTGATAGAGGCAAAGCGGCTCAAGAAAAAGGGCTTGTCGATTATCGAAGATGATTTAGAATGGCAGTTTGGACAATTGGCGTTTGCCGTTAGGAGTTTCACTTCTGGCGTCAATTACGCCATTTCGGTTTGCAAAGACAATAAAATCGCTTTCATTGGAAAGGAAAAAGAGATATGCCGAATAAGAGACATACTTACTTAATAACGTCGTCTATATTAGACTCTTTCAACTGGTTTAACGAATGTCCTCCAAGCTGGAGAGACAGAGCGTTTTCTTCTATTGTATCTACTGTAAGAAGAGAGCCTTATAAGCCTCACAAGACAGCAGATAGGGGAAACAAGTTTGAGGACTTAGTTTTTGCTAAAGCTAACGGCAGAAATAACGAAGGGTCAGAACACTTCAGAGCTGTAGCAGAAAGATGCAGAGGAGGCAAGTTTCAAAAAGTAATAAAAAGAAGCATTGCTGGACCGAAAGACAGAGAGATAATTCTTTATGGAAAGATCGACGCAGTGTTTCCTGAAAAGTTGCTCGACATAAAGACAACGGAGAATTATAGAGGAGCAGACAAGTACTTAAACAATTGGCAACATGTCCTATACACTTTTTGCTCTGGAATACAAGACTTTACTTATCTCGTAGTGTTGTTCGAAGAGTATCCTAGCATGCAAATAAAAGAGGTGTACGACATAGATTACTTTGTTGAAGATCCTGAAGCGCAAGGAAAAGAGATTCTTAGAGGGATATCAGATTTTCACGACTGGCTAGAAGAAGAAAACCTGTTTCACGACTATGAAATGACATACTCCAAAAACAGGAGAAAGTGATGATGTCAGCCAAGCCTTACGTAGCAGACTTCTTGACCTTGTTTAAAGGCAACCAAGAGTCTCACGGAGTGCACATTCCAGGATCTGCGACAGAAGAAGGTAAAAAGGTCGAAGGAAAGAGCTTGGTAGTTCATGAGCCTGTCACAGAAGAGACAGTAACAAAGCACTTGCACGGAAAGCAAGGATTAGGCATCGTTCCTATCGACCATAAGAACAAAGTGAACTTCGCAGTGATAGATGTTGATGTTTATCCTGCACAACCTCAAAAGTACATAGACATTCTTAGTAGAGCAGGAGTGCCAGCAATCTGCTTTAGAAGCAAAAGCGGAGGATTGCACATCTTTTTGTTCTTTTCTGACGAACCAGAAGCGTCAAGGATTCGTCCAAGCTTGATGATTCTAGTAGGAATGCTTGGCTTGCCCAAGTCAGTAGAAGTGTTTCCAAAGCAGACTATGCTTGAGAAAGGAAAGACTGGCAATTGGATAAACTTGCCTTACTTCAATTTTCAAGACACCACTCGCTACGCTTACGATTCAGAAGCCAATCCTATGAATCTTAAAGATGCGATAATAATGATAAAAGGCGTACGACAGCCTTACAAACAATTCATCTCTGCAATTGAAAACGCTCCATTTTCAAAAGGGCCGCCTTGCTTGCAGACGATATATCTGTCAGGAGGACCAGACCAAGGAGGCAGAAATCATTATTTGTTCAATTGCGCAGGATATTTGAAAGCTAGATTTCAAGAAGACTATGAAGAGCATTTGCACAAAGTAAATGCTACAATGTCTTTGCCGATTCCTTACGCAGAACTAAACAAGACGGTCATAGCCTCTCACAACAAGAGCAACTATGCTTACGATTGCAAGTCTCCTGTACTGTCGCCTGTTTGCGATAGAGAAATGTGCTCCAAAAGAGAATTTGGAGTGTCTAGCGACAGCGTAACTTCTCTCAACTTTGGACAATTGACGGTCTTCAGCTCTTCTGAGCCGTACTACGAATGGGAGATAAATGGAAAGATATTGCGGTTTGACGACGCAAAAGCGTTAGAGAGCCAATCTGTATTCAGAACGCTTTGTCTAAAGGAGCTTCATCTTCCGCAACATAGGATGAAAGAAGCAAAGTGGGTAGAGGTTTTGAAAACTGCTATGGACAATATTGCAGTAGAAGAGCCTTCTAGAGACGAAATATCTGACGACAATCTTTGGTTGCACAGAGTTACGCAGTTTTGCAAAGAAAGACAAACGCCTAATCTTTCAGAAGTAGAAGAAGGAAAAGTGTACTTGTCTGAGACAGAGATAATATTCAAAGCAATGTCTCTCGCAGAGTACTTGCACGACACAAAGGCGTTTGCTAGTTATGCAATTAGAAGACACAACGAGCTTGTTAAAAGCCTTCTAGGAGGAGTATTTAAGAATATAACTAGAAAACACTTCAAAGGCAGAGTCGTTATTCTGAAAATTGCAGAGCTTAAGCGTAGAGGCGTGCTCATGAACATTAAGGACAAGAAAGCATTCTTAATGGAAGTGCAGTCTGAAGGCAAGAAACCTATTCAATACTTAGAAGAACATAGGAAGAAATTCTAATGAAAAAGAGAGAACCTTACACTAATCACTTTG